AATGGAACAGAAATGTCCGTTCCACTTGACCCAGCCAATCGTCACTACGCAGAAATTATGCGACAAGTAGAAGAAGGTAAATTAACAATAGAAGAAGCGGAATAAGGCATCATGAGTTCTGAACTTAAATTAACGAATATAAAACACCCAAGTTCTGGCAGTAATAATCTGGTGCTGGCGAGTGATGGTAATGTATCGATAACGAATACTTTAAGTGCAGGGACTTTAGGTTCGTCAGTAGCAGGAAACTGGGGTTGGAAATTATTACAAACTGAAACTATTTCAAGTGCAGTATCTAATAAGGATATTGGTTCGTCATCTTTATTTTCTTCAACTTATGATACTTATAAAATTATTTTTTATAATTTAGGAGTCGCTTCAGATATTGGAATTAATCTTCAATTAAGTGTCGATACGGGTTTTGTTACTTCTGGCAGTCATTACGATTATACAGCTAGAGCACACAGATCTGATGGACATGTTAATCAAGGTGCAAGTAACGGAGCAGATGCAGTAGACATGGTAACTCAAAATGTGCGAGGTGATAACAGTGATAGCGGTTATAACCGAGCAGGGATGTGTGGAGAAATCACTGTTCCTAATCCTACTGAAACTGGGATAGCTAAATTTATTTTTGGGTACGCTTCCTATATGAATTCACAGGCTTATACAGTAATAAGTACATTTGCAGGTGGTTTTGGAAGGGATGGAGGCAGTGCAACGCACAGAAAGCCAATTACTGGTGTTAGGTTTCAAGGGGGGGGCGGTTCAGTAAATTTGACTAGAGGAACTATACGTTTATACGGAGTTATAAATGCCTAAAATTTTACAAGAAAATAATGGTTTCCCTGTTGTATATGACGAGACAGACAATTTTAAAATTGTAGAAAAAAAAGCAGAAAGAAATTCAATGCTTGCAGAAACAGATGTTTATATGGTTGAAGATTTTCCAACTACTAAAAAAGCAGAATGGGTTACATATAGACAAAAACTTAGAGACATGGATTTAAGCGATCCAGATAATATTACATGGCCCACTAAACCAGAATAAAAATCATGCCTAGCGATCTTCAGATAACGAACATCCGTGACCTAAATAATGCCAATAGTGCGATCACAATTGGTTTGGATGGTCAAATTACTGTTAATCAAAATAATCCTACGATTACACTAGGGAGTAATGCGACTATTTCAAAGTCTGGGATGATTGTTAATTCTGGTGCAGTACAAAATTCCACAAGAACAAGTGTTTCAGGTTCAAGTTCAACTGATCGAGAACTGTTGGATATTGGGGATTTTAACAAATTAAATTCTAACACTAAATTGATTATTCAGGTTATGTGTCCTGCATTTGGATTTGATCATGCTGGTGCTGTAAGTATTGGACTTAAATATGGATCTAGCACAACACAATGGGGAGGAAGTTTTTATTATACTGTTCAGCCCTATTCTGGTTTTATTGTGGCTTATTTTTATTCATCTAGTCATACAACTACAGGTACACAAGCAATATCTTTAAGGTCTGGAGTTGGAAACAGTACAAGTCAAAGACCTTGTTTAATTATTAATCCAAACAGCACTGATGATTCTAGGTCTTTTCAATTAGTTACAACAGCAGTTATATATGAGGTTGTGTAATGGATATTTTAGGCAAAGTATTAGACAAGCATTATGAAGGTAAATGGAATTCTTTCCATGCACCAACTGGTACAATGGCTGACTTTGAAAATATTGATTGGATTGGCGATAAACCTAGTAAATCTGATTTTCAAACACAGTATGATGCTGAAGAGCAAGCATATAATAATAGTCAGTACCAACGAGATAGAGCAGAAGCTTACGACCCAATTCCAGAACAGCTTGATCAGATTTTTTGGGACATGGATGGGTGGAAAGCAAAAATAAAAAGCGTAAAAGATAAATTTCCAAAGCCTAGCTGATGGATCATCATAACTTCCCTGAGTTTCCTAATCCTGCGGAATGAAGCAAATCCTTGCCATCTATACGCTGCTCCTGGTCAGCACCACGGCATTTGCAGATGTCCTTGCGAATCCGCGTGACCAGTATTTAGAGCAAAGGTATCAGCAGCAATATACACCCCCGCCAGCTCCCCAGGGAAACGTCACCGATATGTTGTTCAACATCTTCCTCGAACAAGGGATCTTGGGAGCAATGCTGATTGTGCTGGGCGTGTATTTTTACAAGATGGAGGGCCAGGCAAGGCAAGACCGGTTGAAGCTGCAGGAGAAATTTGAGTCGTTGGTAACCCGGAACCAGGACAATCTGATTGAGGTGAAGACGCACCTGGCCTCGCTGGATGCAAGGATGCAGAATTTGGAACGTGAAACAGAAGGCATGAAGGATTTCATATTTACCCGTTTTAAAGTTTAACAGGAATCTAGGTGGCTTATAAGAGTTTCGAAGTTGATTTTTGCGGCAATCGGAATGCTGCTTATCTGGACACCATCTCTTGCAGTAAGGAGCCTTTATAATGAAGAAGAGGTCCGGTGCATGGCGCTCAATCTATATCACGAATCCCGATCAGAAAGCCGTCTATCGCGCTTTGCAGTCGGGCAAGTGGTATTCAATCGCGTTGAATCGCCAAATTTTCCAGACACAGTATGCGGGGTCATTAAGCAGGGGAAGCATGAGAGAGGTGTACCTTTACGGAATCGTTGCCAGTTCAGTTGGTACTGCGATGGTCGTAATGACGATCCTCGCGATCGATTGGCTTTCCGGGAGGCTATGATGTTGTCTCGTTTTTTGCTGACAACGAAGAAATATCTTCCGGATCTGACAGAGGGCGCGACTCACTATCATGCAGATTATGTCATGCCGCGTTGGGCATTTAAGTACAAGCGGCTGTTCAAACTTGATCGACACATATTTTATAAGTGATGGCAAAAACAATTGAGAAGATAACAGAAACGGATCCGCCGAAGAAGAATGGCAACGGGACATCAGTAAACGCGAAGATCCAGCTAGGGAGGGCGCGTTTCCGGTTCCTTTTAGCGATACTCATTTTAGGCGTTTATTCCGCAGCAATTTATATGTTGTTTGTTCATTCTGGCGAATTAAACGACAAAATATCCTCACTTTTGCAAGTTATGATCGGCGCCTTGACGGTGGTACTTAGTCAACTGGCGGGGTTTTATTATGGAGATGCCTCGTCTGATATGAACGGCAAAGAGGATGAAAAAAATAGCCCCGTCCTGGAGCAGCGGGTAGACATAACCGCTCCGAATCAGAAACCTCAAGACATGGATATTTAATGTTGATGCAAGCAATTCAGCTGGTTGAGCTGTTTAAAGGAATCAAGGAATTAGTAGACAGTGATGACAATACCTTGGATGCGGGTATGGTTGATAAAATGGTTGATAATTTAGGTTCAGAAGTCAAAGAAGGGATTAATAAACTGATTGATGACGATGACAGCCAGCCTCACAAAAACTTTATGGATTTTCTTAAAGGTTGAGGAAAAGGCTTTGTTCAAAATGTTGGGCTGAAATTGATGATTTAGACGAAGAAGCGTCTTATTTAGGAATCACAAAAGAAGCCCTCATTCAGATTCGTCAATTTGAAGTAAAAAAGAAGAGAAAATATTACAGAGTGAAACCTAAAGTGTATGGGAATAAATACGTCAAGCATTTAGTTAGAAATGAAAGTATCGAAGAATTTTTCGTTAAAAGAGCTGACCAAGACCGAGTGTCGGATCGATAACATCCCGGACTCCAGGGCGCTGATGAATATTGCGGTTTTGGCAGCAAAGATACTGCAGCCTTGCCGGGATGAGTTTGGGCCGATCCGCGTGACCAGCTGCTTCCGGTCGGTTGACGTTAACAAAGCCATTGGAGGATCTGATACCTCAGACCATTGCGCTGCTGGGACGGCGGCAGCGGCAGATTTTGAAGTGATTTCTGAAGAGATATCGAACCTTCAGCTGGCTCAATGGATCACGGAAAACCTGACCTGGAAGCAATGCCTGCTGGAATTTTATGACCCGGAAGAAGGGCCAAATTCAGGCTGGGTACACTGTTCCTATGACATCACCGGAGAAAACCGGGAAGACATCAAAACAGTTCGCAAGGTGAACGGAAAAACAAAATACCTGGATGGCTTCGTCATCGAATAAAACGAGTCAGCTGTCGGAGCTGGAGCGTCAGATTGCTGCAGCCAAGAGGCAGAAACACGCGATAGAGTGCAGGGAGAACTTTTTGCAGTTTGTCCAATTTACCATGCCCGATCCGGAGGATCCGGAAGACCTTTCATTATCATTATTTAGAGATGCAAAACATCATCGAGCAATTGCAAAAGCTCTGGAAAAGACTGAAAAAGGGCATATCCCCCGGTTGATCGTGACGCTGCCGCCCAGGCATGGGAAGAGCGAACTGATCTCAAGAAGATTCATCCCCTGGTTGTTGGGGAAAGACACTTACCGGAATGTCATATTTGCAACATACAACGAAGAATTTGCCGGGGATTTTGGTGCGGATGCTCGTGCCATCATGGAGTCTCCACAGTACCGCCAAGTGTTTCCTAATTTTAAATTTCGCAAAGGTGGGGCATCCAAAAGCCGCATTCAATCGATGAATGGTGGTATGGCGGTATTTGTGGGACGCGGCGGATCGATAACAGGGAGAGGAGGTGATTTCGTAATCTTGGATGACCCGATTAAGGATTCGATTGAAGCGCAGTCACCAACCCTGAGAGAGCAGCTCTGGCAGTGGTTTACCCAGGTGTTGATGACGCGCTTGATGACAAGTCAGGCATCGATTGTAATCGTGCAGACCAGGTGGAACGAGGATGATCTGATTGGGCGTCTGACGGATCCTTTGAATCCGCATTTTAGTGAAGAAGAAGCATCAAAATGGAAGGTGATCAATCTCCCAGCGATTGCTGAAGAAGAGGATCCTTTGGGCCGAAAGGTTGGTGAGCTGTTGTGGCCTGAGAGGTTTGACCAGGAGTTCATGGACGCGCAGCAGCGTCTGGATCCGCGTGGCTTTTCTGCATTGTACCAGCAGCATCCGAGTCCAGAGGATGGAGATCTTTTTCGCCGTGATAATCTTTGTTATTACGACAAGAGGGATCTTCCCAGCGATATGCGGATTTATGCTGCATCCGATCATGCGGTTGGGACCGATAAGACCAGGCATGACGCAACGTGCTGCATCATTGTGGGTGTTGATTCCCAGGAGGACATCTACCTTTTGGATGTTTGGTGGGAGAAGCAGCCTGCAGATAAGGTGGTGCGGGCCATGATGAATTTGATGCAGAAGTGGAAGCCGGTGATTTGGTGGGCCGAAAAGGGGCATATATCCAAAGCGATCGGCCCGTTTTTACGCAAAAGAATGCATGAACAAAAGGTTCATTGCTTAATCGAGGAAGTGACACCGGTCCATAACAAGGTGCAGCGGGCGCAGTCGATCATTGGTCGCATGGCAATGAAGAAGGTGATTTTCCCGAAGGTATCGCATTGGACCATGAAGGCTACTGATGAAATATTAAAGTTCCCAAATGCCCGGCATGATGATTTTGTAGACGCCCTGGCATGGATCGGCATGGGTCTGGGCCGATTGACCAGGCCGGGAGGGTATAAGCCGCCAGATAATGTACCAAAAGAAGGGACGTTTGGATGGATCAAATGGGCATCCAAGCAACAAGAAAAACAAATGATGTATAACCAAACTGGCGGATTCTAATGGCAGAAGAAGAAATGATGATGGTGGTGGAAACCACTGAGGAAGAAAAACCGGAGCCAACCCAGCGCAGAAAGAACCTGGTCAGCGATCTGCAGAGCAGGATCCAGAATGCGAAGGGCTTCCATGAGGCATCTTTCAAGTGCATGAAAGAGGATATGGATGCGGTTTTCAATGGTTTTATATCCAAGGATTATAGTAGCGAATTTTATGTGGCAAACATTCTTCAGCGTCATGTTCAGCAACGGACAGCTGCATTGTATGCCAAGAATCCGAAGGCAGTACCCACCCGCCGGGATCGGATGGAATACACCTCCTGGGATGAGAACCCGGATACCTTAAAATTGGCATATGCAGCGTTGCAGGCAGAGCAACAGACCGGCGTCCCGGCTGCAGAGCGGATGCGGAGAGTCATTGAGGATTATGAAACAGTTCAGGCGCGAAGGCGTGAGCTGGATAAGATTGCCGCCACACTAGAGCGATTATTCGATTATTACATGAATGAGCAGCAGCCCTCATTCAAGAGTCAGATGAAAGCCTTGGTGCGGCGCGTGATTACCACGGGCGTGGGTTTTGTGAAAGTAGGATTTCAGCGTGATGTCGATCGCCAGCCAGAGGTTTCAGCAAGGATTGCAGATGTTCAAAGCCAGCTGGATCACATGAGGCGGATCGCGCAGCAGGCGTCCAAAGGTGAGATCAAGAAAGATGACCCTGAGATCGAAGAGCTGATGTTATCGTTGAAGGCGTTAGAAGCAGAACCAATGGTAACAGTAAGAGAGGGTTTGGTTTTTGATTTCCCAGAACCTGACAGCATCATTGTGGATCCGTTTTGCCAGCAGCTCCGTGGATTTGTGGGTGCGCGTTGGGTAGCTCATCAGATGTATATGTCAAAGGATGAGGTTTATGAGATTTATGATGTAGACCTGGAGAACAGTTACACCAGCTATGATATGAAGGGGATGAGAACAGATCTCCGGGATCCGTTCAAGCGAGGATATTCAAATCATTCTTATGGGTCATCAGATTCATCAGAATTAAAAGATGGTTTAGTATTAGTCTGGGAATATTATGACCGGGCAGCTGGCCTGCAGTATTGCATTGCAGATGGATACCATGATTTTTTGATGGAGCCGCAATCACCCCAGGTTGCAGTAGAATCCTTTTGGCCCATTTACGCACTGGTGTTTAATGAGGTGGAACATACCGATAAGCTTTACCCGCCTAGCGATGTTCGTCTGCTTTTACCAATGCAGCATGAATACAACCGGGCAAGACAGGGACTCCGTGAGCATCGAAGAGCTAACCGGCCTAAGTATGCAGCACCAAGCGGGATGTTGGAGGATGAAGACAAGGCAAAGCTCCAAACTCATCCTGCAAATGCTTTGATTGAGTTGCAGGCTTTGGCAAGCGGTCAGAAGGTGGCAGATGTCATTCAGCCGGTGCAGCAGATCGGTATCGATCCCAATTTATATGAAACCCGGACCATTTTTGATGACATCCAGCTGGTAGTTGGGAGCCAGGAAGCCAGCTATGGCGGGTTATCCAAGGCCACAGCAACCGAAACCTCGATTGCAGAACAGAGTCGTATGTCGAGTCTTGGCGCCCAGGTGGATGAGCTGGATTCGTTTATGTCGGACATAGCGCGATCCGCAGGCCAGGTGATGCTGGCGGAGCTGAGTGTTGATGAAGTTAAACGCGTGGTTGGACCTGGTGCAGTATGGCCCGATATGTCGAGGGACGAGATCATGGCAGAAGTATTCTTGCAGATTGAAGCAGGCAGCACCGGAAAGCCGAATCGAGCAGCGGAGCTGCGTAACATTGAGAGAATCATCCCATTCTTGATACAGATTCCTGGCATCGATCCATCATTCCTGGCGCGTGAGTTGCTGAAGCGATTGGATGATAAATTGGATTTCAACCAGGCGATTGTGGAACAGATTCCATCGATTGTTGCAATGAACCAGGCACAGAACATGGGCGCAGGAAGCGCCAACGCACCACAGTTGCAAGGCGGTCAGAGACGTAATAACGCACCGATGCCGAGGCAAGTGGCAGGAGCTGGTCAAGCCCCAATGGGTCCAGCTTAATTTTTTTGTTCAACATGTTGATTTTAACG